ACTCCTCCTATACAGGGACGAGGACGACGAAATATCTGGTGGATTTTTTTCGGGATAACGTCGGCAAGCTGAGCAAGACCGGAGAAAAAGAACTGACCGGATACATAGAGCGCATGGATGCAGATCTTGTGTATGCGGTTATAGACAAGTGCGCAGATCTGGGCGGTAGCAGCTGGGCGTATGTCCGCAAGGCACTGGAAGAAGCGGAAAGACTGGGCTGCAAGACCGCTGAGGAGTATAACCAGCTCTGCCCAATCGGCGGAAGCCGGGCAAAAGGCAACCGCGTGGACAGGGCACAGCCGTCCGGGAATGGTATTTTAAGCCCGGAGCTCATGGCACGCAGCCGGGAACGCCTGCGAAACAAAGAAAGGGAGATTGAAAAATGAACGAATTTATCGACCGCGAAAAAGCCATCGCCAATATCAAAGCGGCATATTGCTGTGGCTGCGAACATTACAACGGCGTAAGATGCCGCGCGTGTCAGATTATGGACGCGATGGATGTGCTGGAAGACGAACCGGCAGTGCCTGTGATTGACGCGAAATCCATGGAAAAGTACCTGACCGACTGGAAAGACGGGCTGGCCGGGAGCGAAAATTGGGGATACTCGTACGCAATCAGAGCAGAGCAAACGGTTCAGGTACTGGATACCATACTGACCCGCATTGGTTACATGCTCAATGGTGACAGCGGGGTGCAGACCGATGGTAAAACTTGAACCCTGCAAAGACTGCCCCGACCGGCACCCGATCTGTCACGACAGCTGCCCGAAGTACGCTGAGTACAAGCGTCAGTTGAAAGCGCAGCGCATCTACACCAACGGGGCCCACGCGGCGGAGCGGATCAGCCGCAACGATTTCGACAAAGAAGGATGGATGGGAGGAAGAAAACGGTGAAAGTTCTGATTGCCTGCGAGGAATCGCAGGAAGTATGCAAGGCTTTCCGGGCTCGGGGACACGAAGCCTACTCCTGCGACATTCAGGAGCTGTCCGGCGGGCATCCAGAGTGGCACATCCTGGGCGATGCGCTCAAGGCTATTAAGGGGGGGCAATGAGTACGTAGATATGCTGTTTGAGTATGACCAGCAGCGCAGGAAAGCAGAAAAGCAGTGCGAGCAGCTGGCAATGGAAGGGATGATGAAAAAATGAAAGCTATCTTGATGAGCATCCGGCCTGAATGGTGCGACCTCATCATTCGGGGGCAAAAGACCCTTGAGGTGCGCAGAACAAAGCCTGGGAATCTAAAGACTCCATTCAAGTGCTATGTCTATTGCACGAAAAGCAAATCCAAAATAGGCTGGCTTCTAATTGTCCCGGGCAAAGGATGGAAGCGGTTGGATGGCAATATCATTGGCGAGTTTACATGCGACGGCATCCGACGCATTGGCCCTGAATACTGTGTGGTCAAAGAAGATATCGAATCTGCGATTGCTGGAAGCTGCCTCAGTATCAAGCAGGTGAAGAAATACGCCGGCTGGGATATCGGTATGAACTATTCCGACATGAAAGACCTGTATGGCTGGCACATTTCCGACCTAAAAATTTACGACCGCCCACGACCGTTAAGTGCTTTCGCAAGACTACGGGCAACAAAATTTGGCTATGAGCCTGTAGATATTGAGCGACCACCGCAATCCTGGTTTTATGTGGAGGACGGGAGATGAAGCTGACCCTCTACGGCGACCCCCGCACCAAGAAAAACTCTGCCCGCATCCTCAGAAGCCGCTCAGGTGGGCGCTTTGTGGCCCCTAGCAAGGCCTACGTGGATTATGAGACGGACTGCCTGCGGCAAATCAAAAGGCCGAACAGCCCTATCTCTGCCCGTGTGAACGTGCGGTGCGTATACTACATGAAGACCGCCCGCCGGGTCGATCTGGCAAACCTCATCGAGGCTACCACGGACATTCTGGTGAAAGCCCGCGTGCTGGAGGACGACAACAGCAAGATCGTTGCCGCCCACGATGGCAGCCGGGTGGAGCTTGACCGGGAGAAACCCCGGGTTGAAATTGAGATTGAAGAAATGGAGGACGAAAATGGCTGAATATCATGTTGGATGTGGGATGTTTGGAAACATCTATGCAGGAACGATGGCACCGCCTCGAAAAGATGGCTTGAAGATGTGGCGCAACAAGTCAGATGTGACCGATGAAGCGATTACGGCGGTCATGGGGCATTTCATCACGGAAATGATGCGTGACAACAAAACCGAAATTCAAAAGGCATGGGAAGTCCGTGGCGGCAAAACGCTGAAAGTCACTTTTGAGATTTTTGATAGCAAGGAGGAAAACAATGGCACGCACATGGACACCTGACACCGACACACCGAAGCCGGACGGAACCGATTACAGCACCGTTAAGGCGTGGCTGAACCGCTACCGCGAAGCAGAGAAAAGATACTACTTGCTGTCTGACCGTTTGGCCGAAGCACAGGAGGCCACCCAGCACATCACCCAGAACATCAGCGCGGCCCCCGGCGGCAGCAAAGATGGCCAGAGCCTTGCCCGGGCGGTGGAACGTGAGGAGGAAGCGGAGCGCCGCGCTTATGAGCAAAGAGCGGTCTGCGACAGGCTGTTTCTTGAGATCAGAAACGCGCTTTCCCAGATCCAGAACGAGAAAGCATACACGGTGCTGTACAAGTACTATCTCGATTGTCTCACGTGGGACAGGGTCGCAAAAGACATGAATTATTCTCTGCGTATGGTCTATGTCTTGCGGCGCAAAGCAATGGAGGAGCTGAGCCTTTAAAAACATTGCACTGTCATTACATTGCGGTTTCACTATCGCATGGTGTAAAATTGTATCATCAGAAAAGCCAAAAGGCAAACCGATGCACGCAGCCTCCGAAACGTGTCCCTTCTTGGCATTTTCCTCCTTTTTTGCTTGCAGGTACCGGACTTTGCTCTCTCTTCACGTTTCGCGGGCTGCTTCTATGCGATACACTGACACAAAGGCAGCCTGCCGCTCATGAGAGACAGGAGGCGGTTCGATTCCGCCGTATCGCACCGTATGGCGCATGGACTAGACAACCCGCAAGGTCGCACGTGTAACCTCCCGTGCCAAGAAAAGGCCTTAGAATCCTTGCCAAGGTGTAGCTTTCCTGACAGGATGTGCGCCAACCAACAGCCCCGGCGGCGAACCGGAGCTGTTTTTATATGCCGCCTGAGCGCAGTTTGGAGCGCGGCGCGTGTGTGTAGACACGGCTGGTTCGATTCCAAGGGCGGCTTTTTTATACTCCGGTAGCTCAAGCGGTAGAGCGGCGGTCTCCAAAACCGCATGTTGCAGGTTCGAGCCCTGCCGGGAGTGCTTGCGTGCCCTATGAGGGGGCCGCGCAATAGCGGGGCATCCGGCCGCGAAAGTTCCGGATGCAGCAGTGCCCACCGTTTGACGCATGTCCAACGCACTGAATGCACGGGTGCTGCTTATTTTGATATTCTGACCGTTCGGATCTTCCGGGCGGTTTTTCTTTTGCACGAGTTTAGAGAGGTGGTGGCGGTGAGCGCAAAGCGGCTGACAGACAGACAAAAAAAGAAGATCATTGCTGACTATGTGCAGCTGCAGAGCTACGCCAGAACCGCCAAGCTGAACGACGTGGCAGAAAGCACTGTGCGGAAAATCGTGAAAGATAATCCCAAGTGCGCGGATTTGTGCGCCTTAAAAAAAGAGCAGAACACGCAGGACATGCTTTCCTACTTAGGAAGCAAGCGCGGGGAAGCACAGGATCTTCTCGGGCTGTACCTTCAGGCGATGGCAGACCCGGACAAGATCGCAGAGGCAACGCTGCCGCAGCTGTCCACGGCGTTTGGCACCATCGTGGACAAGTTTGCTATGCTGGGAGACCAGAGCGGCATAGAAGCCCCGGACGATGGCCTGCTTGAGGCCCTGAGCGCTGCCGCAGATATCAGTCCGCCGGATGACGTGGAGATGCTGCCAGAGGAAGAGGACGACCATGCGGAAAAGTAACGGTTTTCGCTGGAAAGCCCTCAGCCAGCGGCAAAAGCAGGTCTTGAGCTGGTGGACACCGCAGAGCGCATACAGCAGCTACAACGGCATCATTGCTGATGGCGCCATTCGCTCGGGCAAGACCTTTGCCATGAGCTTTTCGTTCGTCCAGTGGGCTATGACCTGCTACAGCGGCCAGCAGTTTGCCATGTGTGGCAAGACCATCGCCAGCTTCCGGCGCAACGTGCTGGGAACGCTCAAGCAGCAGCTTGCAGCCCGTGGCTACAACGTCAAGGAGCACAGGGCAGAAAACTGCATGACCGTCAGCAAGGGCGGCAAAACCAACGAGTTTTACTTTTTTGGCGGCAAGGACGAGAGCAGCCAGGATCTGATCCAGGGCATCACCCTTGCCGGGGCATTCTTCGACGAGGTGGCCCTGATGCCGCAGAGCTTCGTCAATCAGGCCACAGCCCGTTGCTCTGTCACCGGGTCAAAGTTCTGGTTCAACTGCAACCCGGGCAGCCCGCAGCATTGGTTTTATCTCGAGTGGGTGCGGAAGTGCCGTTCCCGCAAGATGATGTATCTCCATTTCACGATGGACGACAACCTGTCGCTTTCCGAGGACATCAAGGCCAGATACCGCAGTCAGTACAGCGGCGTTTTCTATCAGCGCTACATTCTGGGCCTGTGGACGGTGGCCGAGGGCCTTGTATATGACATGTTCGAACGCAAGAAGCACGTCGTTGATGAGCTGCCGCAGCTTTCGCCAAAGAGCGCCTATGTAACGTGCGACTTTGGCACCCAGAATGCAACGGTTTTTTTGCTGTTCCAGAAGCAGGCAGATGCAGACTGCTGGATCGTCACCCGGGAGTACTACTACAGCGGACGCGAACAGAAGCGGCAAAAGACCGTGGGCGAGTATGTTGCAGACCTCAAGGCGTGGCTGAATGGTCTCAAGCCGGAGAGGATCATTGTGGACCCCTCTGCCCTGCCCCTGATTACGGAACTGCGCAAGAATGGCTTTACCCAGACCCCCGCAAACAACGACGTTCTGAGCGGCATTCTGGACGTGCAGACCATGCTGCAGACCGGGCGACTGAAGATCTACAAAGACTGCAAGCACACGCTGGAAGAGTTCGGCGTGTACGCTTGGGACCCGGATAAAGACGACACCGTGCTAAAGGTCAACGACCACTGCATGGACGCTATCCGCTATTTCGTGCGCACAAAGCGCCTTGTGAAACTGAGGGATTGATTTTGAGCACTGTATACACATTCCAGACCTTTCAGCAGGCGCAAGCCGCCGGGGAACAGCCTGATTTCATCCAGCGGTTCGTGCAGCAGCACTGCGCTTCCAAGCCCTACAAGATGGCTCTGGACGCCGACCTGTACGATGCCCAGAAAAACCCGGGGGCTGAACGCTTCGCGCAGGCTTACGCTTTGATGCTGAAGCGCCTATCCAAAAACACCAAGCAGGACACCCCACACCCCGATATGGTCAAGAGCAATCTTTTCCGGCGGCTCAACAAGCAGCGGGCGACCTACTCCCTCGGAAACGGCGTTGTCTTTGCGGACGATGGCGTGGACAAGGACAGGCTGGGGCAGAACTTCGATGAGCAGATCCAGAAGGCCGGATATTTTGCCCTGATCCACGGTGAGAGCTTTGGATTCTGGAACAGCGACCATTTGGTGGTTTTCAAGCTGACAGAGTTCGCTCCCCTGTACGATGAAAAGACAGGCCTTTTGCAGGCGGGCGTGCGCTTCTGGCGGCTGAACCCGGACACGGATGTGCACTATATCCTGTACGAGCTGGACGGCTTTACCGAGTACACGGAAAGCAAAATCGGCAATGTGATGCAGGAGACCGTGCCAAAGCAGGCATACAAGAGCGTGACCGTCACCACACCCGGCGGCGGGCTGGAAAGCGTGGAGGGCGAAAACTACAGCGCTCTGCCTATTGTGCCGCTGTGGGGCTCCGACCTGCACCAGAGCACCCTTGTGGGTCTGAAAGCCTACATTGACAACACCGATCTGGTGATGTCCGGCTTCTGCAATGACTTGCAGGACTTTTCGCAGATCTACTGGCTGTGCGAGAACTTCAACGGCATGACGGACGACGAGCTGCAGGAGTTCCTTGTCAAGCTGAATTTGTACCACATTGCGGGCGCAGACACCAGCGAGGGCGGCAAGATCACCCCCTACACCACCGAGATCCCTGTGACGGCCCGGCAGGCTCTGTTGGAGCTGCTCCACACCCGGGTGTATGAAGACTTCGGCGGTCTGGACGTGCATTGCGTCAGTGCGGACAGCACCAACGACCATCTGGATGCAGCCTATGAACCGCTGAACCAGAACGCGGACGACTTCGAGGCGCAGGTCAAGCCGTTCATCCGGCAGATCTGCGCACTGGCTGGCTTTGACAACGCTATGCCGGCATTCAACCGCAGCAAGATCACCAACACAGCCGAACAGGTCAGCATGGTGATTTCCGAGGCGCCGATCATCGGGCAGGACATGGCCATTGACCTGCTGCCCAACCTGACCCCGGAACAAAAGGAGCAGGCCAAGGCCGCACTGATGGCTGAGAGCGCAACGAGAGAGACCACGGACGAGGAGGAGGAAGACAATGGCGAATCTTAAAATTCCGATGGAAGGGAAAATAGAAATCGAGCTGTCGGAAGAAGCAGAAAATGTTATGCAACGGTTCATTTCCGCTGTTGAGCTGCTGCAGGGAACGACTATTGATGTCGCAAGGCCAAACGTGCGGATGGTCGGCATTGATGCGTTTGGACGACCGCAGTTTGAAAAAGAGGAGGGAAACGAAGATGGCACTTTACCGAGTTCCGATTAAGTGGGAGCAGCGCGGATATTTACTTGTCCATGCCGAGAGCCAAAACCAAGCAGCCGAGGCGGCATTGAATAAAATGGACGTTTACCCGCTGGACAGCGAGCCAATCCCCGGAAGCCTTAAGCTTGCATTTCCTTCCGAAAATGCGGGTGAATACGTTTCGAGAGTAGCTGATGGATTTGAAAGCTAATGACCGTGACCGCATCTCTACCCGCCAGCTGAACCGCCTGCGCCGCCGCATCCTCCGGGTGTACGGCACTGCCCGCCGGGAGATGCAGGAGCAGCTGACCGAGTTTCTGGCAAAGTACAAAGCGCTGGACGAGCGCAAACGGGCGCAGCTGGATGCAGGCGAGATCGCCGAAGACGACTACCGCATCTGGCTGCAAAATCAGGTCTTTCAGTCCGATTTGATGCGCGCCAAGCTGGACGGCATTACCCAGACCTGCACCACAGCCCAAGAGACGGCCTACAAGCTGGCCCGGGACGAGCAATACAACATCTTTTCCTTTGGCGCAAACTGGACGTTCTACGAGCTGGAACAGGCCGCAGGCGTGACGTTCGGGCTGACCCTGTACAACACCGAGGCGGTGCGGCTGCTTTTGCAGGAGCGCCCCCGGCTTGTGCCCAACAAGCGTATCAAAAGCGAGAGCAACAAAACCTATGATGCAAAGATATTCAACCGCTACGTCATGCAGGGCATCGTGCAGGGCAAGAGCGTCCACGACATCGCCGTGCAGGCCGTCAACGGCATGGCTGACACAGAGATCCACTGGGCCATGAACAACGCCATCACAGCCCTTACCAGCGCCCAGAACGCCGGGGCTTTGCAGCAGATGCGAAACGCCAAGGCTTTGGGCATCGAGGTCAAAAAGCGGTGGAACTCCACCCACGACTACCGCACCCGTGAGATGCACCGCTTGCTTGACCAGCAAACGGCAGAGCTTGACGAGCCGTTCAAGGTCATGGGTTACGAGATTCAGCGCCCCGGCGACCCCAACGCAGCGCCGGAGATGGTCTACCACTGCCGCTGTGTGTTGTCCTCTGCCTTGGGCAAGTATCCCCGACAGAACGCCATGCAGCGGGACAATGTGACCAAAGAGACCACCCCCGTCATGGATTACACCGAGTGGTATAAATCCAAGGGCGGCAAAGAGAAAGAGCAAATGTGGTGGGCGGAAGAGCGCAAGAGAAAGAGGACAAAAAAATGAATTCTGCCGAAAATTTCGAGAATCTTGCAAAGGCATTTTACAATGCCGGCGGAACCGCTAAAAATTTCGAAGAAGCGATCAGTAAGGCTGAAAAGGCAGCGAACCGGCCCGATTGGCCGAAAACTTATTTTGAACGCAAGAGAAAGAGGAAGATTGCAAAGCATGAAAAATAAGAAGTTTGGGATTGTTGTAATCAACGATGACTTTTTCTTGAACTTTTGCCGTGATTTTAAGCCCCCGTGTGGTTACATTAAGCCAAAACACGCGCGGCCTTCCTACGGAAATGGCGCAAAGCCGCATGGAGCACACAAACGCCTTATTAGGACAATGGAAGGAGTCAGAAAAAGAAAGAAGGGATAAACCGTGATTCTGCCGATGGAAAACACCGAAAAAATGATTTTTCCCGGCGTAGGAAAGTACGGCATCCCTGCGATTAAGCCTGAAACGGACATCCGTATTGACAAGCTGGAATGGATACCTTTCAACTACGCCCTGTCTGCCAAAGATAGGGGGAGCAAAGGCGTCCATTTTTATTGTGATGATTACCAGTTTGAGCGCGTATGGCGCAATCCTGACAAGTATGTGCCGCTTTTGCAGCAGTTCGGGGCGGTGCTTTCCCCTGATTTTTCCATGTTCCGAGACCACCCGGAAGCGGTGCAGATTTGGAGCGCCTATAAACGGCACTGGTTGGCAGCGTACTGGCAAATGCACTGTATCAAGGTCATTCCCACCATCGAATGGGTGTGGCCGGAAAGCTACGAGTGGTGCTTTGACGGCGAGCCGCGAAACTCCATCATCTCCATTTCGTCCGTTGGGTTGATGAACGAACATCTAGCTACAACTCTTTTCACAATGGGGTGCAAGGAAGCCATGCGGCGCTTGAATCCCACGCAAGTTCTTTGGTATGGCAAACCATTACCGGGTATGGACTTTAACGCAACTGTAATTAAACCGCAATATGCGGAAGTAAGAGAGAGGTGTCACGATGAGCGGCGGTGGTAGAGCATCCGGCAGAGCCGGGCGCAGCTCCGCGAGAGCGGGCGGCGGCGCAAATGGAGCAAAAAGTTTGGATAGTACGCTGGTGAGAAGATCGAATGATTTTTCGTTGTTTGATGCTGGCGATGCAACAAAGCGCGAGTATGAAGCGAACGTGAAGAAAATCCAACAGTCGAATCTTACTCAGCAGGAAAAAGCGGCGGCACTGGATAAATTGCATGAACTGACAACGGAACAGCTAAAGGCTCAGACGAAGGTTGCGAATCCATATGTTTCCGGCCCTGCAAGGTTTAACCAGAGTCAGGTGCAAAAGGCGGCGGATAACACGGCACAGAAACGGCAAAACGTCAATTCTTTTATGAAGGATGTGCAGAAAAAGTCAACCGCAAACAAAAAGGCAGCTGAAACAAAGTCGCTTTCTTCCGTTTTGGGTTCTGCAATGGACAGGGGTGCACTTGAAGTGACATTTGAGGGAAAGACCTACTACCGCGCAAGAAAAAATTCCAAGACGTGGAGAGTTCGGTAAACCATGAACTTTAACTACGACATCAAATTCACCGACAACACCCCGCAGTTGCATGAAGCGCTGGACTCGTGGGCGGAGCGGGTGCTGACCATCTGGGGCATGAAGGTGCAGGACTACGCCCAGCTTCTTGTGCCCACAGGCACGGCAGACAGCACGGGCATTGAGGGCTATGTGGGCGGTGCGCTCAAGCAAAGCCTGACCTACGCCGTAGACCTTGCAAAAAAGACCGTGACCATCGGGTCAAATCTCTTTTACAGCGTGTATGTGGAGCTGGGCACGGGCGTACACGCAACAAACGGCAACGGTCGCAAAACGCCGTGGGTCTGGAAAGACTTCAACGGCAAGTGGCACTTTACCCGGGGCATGGCTCCCCGTCCGTTCCTCCGCCCTGCGGTGGAAGAACACATTGACGAGCTGCGAGAAATCGCGGTGGAAGAAGGAAACAAGAAGGCATAACATGAAGAAAATTTTCGCATCTATCGTGCTGCTTGCGGCGCTGTTGCTGTGCGGCTGCTCGGAGGCTGCCAAGGCCGATGCCAACATCTCCAAGCAGGCCGATTACTTTGAGAGCGAGCGCAAGATCACCGTCTACAACGCCAGAACCGACAAGGTGATCATGGAAGCCGAGGGCTACATGTCCATCTCCAACAACTCGGACAACGAGCTGGTCTGCACTGTAAAAATCGGCCCAGACACCTACCGCAAGAATTACATCTACCTGAACGACTACACCATGTATGTGGTGGAGGACATCACCGGCACCCATACCGACCCCTACCACTACAAGCTCTATTTCCACACTGACATCCTGCCCAGCGTGGAAACAAGACCGTAAAATTTAATACTCAGCGGTTGGCGCACAGCGTCAGCCGCTTTTTTATGCCGCTTTAGCTCAGGCCGGCAGAGCGCCGGATTTGTAATCCGGGGGCCGTGGGTTCAAGCCCCACAGGCGGCACCACACCGGCAGCACGTCCGGCAAATAAACCTTATTGCCAAGCATGGCAGCCCGAGCAAGGGCAGAAAGGACTATCACATGGCACTCAAAAGAGCTGACATCCGCACGATTCTGGAGAACCCCGAAACCTCCAACGATGACAAGGCAAAAGCCATTCTGGACGCCCTGCACAAGGAGACAGACGAACTCAAAGACCAGCTGGATGCAGAAAAAGAAGCCCGCACACAGGCCGAAAAAGACCGGGACGCAGCCAACGGCGGCAAGCAGGCCGCAGAAAAGGCGCTGACCGACTACAAGGCCCAGCAGACCCAGAAAGACACCCACGCAGCCAAGGAAGCCAAGTTCCGGGAGCTGCTGAAGTCCGCCGGGGTGCTGGACAAGTATGCTGATCGGGTCGTGCGGCTGTCTGGCGAGGATATCGACAAGCTGGAGCTGGACGATAAGGGCGAGGTCAAGGACGCCAAGAAGCACACCGACAGCCTGAAAGCCGATTGGAGCGACTTCGTAGGCACTACGACCACCACCGGCGCAAAGGTGGACAACCCGCCCACAAACGCCGGTTCCAAAATGACCAAAGACCAAATTTTTGCAATCAAGGACGCCGGCGAGCGCCAGGCGGCCATTGCAGCAAATGCCGACCTGTTTACAGGCGGCGGAAAGGACTAATACATGGCAGCAAAAGAAAATATCACCATGACCACCGATATCACCGTAGCCGCGCGTGAAATCGACTTTGTGGCCCGTTTCCAGCGCAACTGGGACCATCTGCGCACCATTCTGGGCATCATGCGCCCTATCCGGATGCAGCCTGGCACCGTGCTCAAAAGCAAGTATGCACAGGGCACCCTGCAGAGCGGCACCGTGGGCGAGGGCGAAGAGATCCCGTTCAGCAAGTACACCGTCAAGGAGAAGGAGTACGGCAAGATCACCATCGACAAGTACGGCAAGTCTGTCACCCTTGAGGCGATCCAGAATTACGGCTACGATGTCGCCGTGCAGAAGACCGATGATGAGTTCCTGTACGACCTGACCGCTCTGGTAACGGATAAGTTCTACAAGTTCCTGAACACCGGCACCCTGAAGGGCACTCCCAAGACCTTCCAGATGGCGCTGGCACATGCCAAGGGCGCGGTCGAGAACAAGTTCAAGACCATGCATCGCACCGTGACCGGCGTTGTTGGCTTTGTCAACGTGATGGACGTGTACGACTATCTGGGCAATGCCAATATCACCGTGCAGAACCAGTTCGGCTTCCAGTACATCAAGGACTTCATGGGCTACAACACCATCTTCCTGCTGTCCGACAGTGAGATCGCGAAGGGAAAGGTTATTGCCACCCCGGTAGACAACATCGTCATGTACTATGTGGATCCTGCGGATAGCGAGTTTGCCCGCGCAGGTCTGGTCTACCGGACCGCAGGCGAGGCAAGCAACCTCATCGGCTTCCACACTCAGGCAAACTACAGCACCGCAACCTCCGAGAGCTACGCCATTATGGGCGTGACCCTGTTTGCTGAGTATCTGGACGGTATCGCTGTCGAGACCATTACCCCGGGCGAGTGATCGCCCCTTTGTAAGGAGGACGCCCCATGACCGTCCCAGAGCTGTGCGTTTACACGCACAATTTTTTTGACCGGGCGGACGACCCCGTTGCCGGGGAGTTTGCTTTTGAGCCGGATACCGTGCCCGCCGGGGTAGTGCCGGGGCA